AAGGTAGGTTTGAGCCGTATACAGTACGCCATCCAACTAGGGGTATGTTTAATAAGATTTTTAAAGAGGATGACAAGGCCCTTAAAAACTATCTTAAAGCCCTAAAGGACAAAGATGTTTAAAAACAATAACACTATTATTTTTGACATTGCGCATTTGTCGGCAAAAGAAAAACGCAAAGAAATAGAAAAATACAACCCATTTCATTACATATTTGGGTTTAATTTAGTGTCTAAACCTTGGCTAACTTATGGGGAAATTTATGGATGTTTGGAATAAAGTCTATGAAAAAGGGCGTGACGATTATTGTTGCAATCAAGACTGCAATCAAGGTAGAGATTGCCCATTACGCACAAAGACACTAACAGAACCATCTGTAAAAGAAATTACAGACCTATGGCTTGATGTTATTAACAACATACCAGCAAATGATAAAAGACCAAGAGAATGGCATTTTGCCAACGCAATACTAAGAAAGGCAAGTGAGAAATGAAGTTAATAATTGAAGTGGTTAAAGAAAACGATGATGGGTCAGCAGACGCAATGGTGCATTTTGATAAAGAAGCACTTGAGGTGCTGGTAGAAGAAGGCGTTATTTCTATATTGCGCCAACATATTGAACAAAAACGCAAAAACCAATTACAAGCTGATTTGGAGGCAAAATGAGTACACGCAGCGTAGGAATGGTAGGCAAAACTTACAGGACAGCGCAGGAAGCGTTTAAAGAGCCTGATTACTATGTAGCTATACAAAGACCTAAGAAAAGCCGTTATGGTGAGTTTTGTGGCTTTCTAGGGGCTTTATTTTTTGTAGCTACTTTTGGTTATATATTCTGGCAAGGACTTAACCATTTTTTACCATATTAAGGGCTTCTTGTTCTTCCCTGTCTACCCTTGCAAGCCAGCCTTTTATAAACATTGGCTTGTTTAATGAACTGTAGTATTCACGCCTAGCTTCTGAGAATTTTGCGATAAGAGTTGCACTATTACTGTTGGAAATAAGTTCTCTTGTTCTTGGGCCAATAATTCCGTCAGGTACGCATCCAATAGCTGACTGAAGCAATTTAATGCTACGACCTGGCCCTGCGTTAATTGCCATTGAAAATACAACAAAGTCGAGTCCCCGAGGTAATACTTCTCCATAGCAAGGCCTCCAATATTTTAATTCGTATAAAGGTGCTACATCTTCTTTGGTTAGTTTTTTAAGGCTATCTACAGGGTGACCTACATATTCTTGCCAAACACGCTTTGTAACGCCTAAATTCGTTTCACCGCCTGGGTCTTGCGGATGATTTACCCAATCACCTTCTGACTTTAATACAAGGTCAAGACATTCTTTAAAACTCATTTTTTAAGGTTAGCCATAATGCGAGTTCCGAACAAAAAACCAAAGGCAATATTAGCCGCTTCTATGCCTATTCTTTGAATTTCGGGGGCTACTGGTAGAAATAGAGTGCTTATGCCTACAACAATGACAAACAAAGCCCCTAGATAGCGACTAGAAGCCCTTAAATCGACTACCCATTGACTAGGTTGTCCATAAGGATTATCTAGCTTTGCAATGGCTTCTAGCTTTGCTATGTCGTTTTGGTCTAGCTTAATTTGGTCATCAACATTTAAAGGCTTAACTCCGCCAGTAAACATTCCAATAAGGCTTTTAATGCCATCAATTCCTACAGGGACTAAAGCACCAATAATGGTTTCTAATATCATTTTGGTATTTCAAAGCCATGAGTTGAGAGCCATGCGTAGCCTATTAAAGCAAATAAAGCATAACCAATAGTCCGCAAAGAAAACCACCCAAATTGAGTAACTTTCTCATTTAGCCATTCTTTAATAGCTTCTTTTACAATTTCTTTGTCTAAATCACCCATGTCTGCTCACTTTGGTTTGCGTGTAGTTGCTTTTTTAACGGTCTTTTTAGCTACTTTTTTGGCAGCAGGTTTTTTAATTTCTTCCTTTACAGGAAAGTCAAAAGCTGCTTTAGGTTGAAAACCAAACTTGTCTAAAATCCATGTGAATGTAAAGTTCATAATTTACTCGTAAAGAATGTTAATAGAACCAGCGTCAAAAGTGTCTGTGCCGTTTGCTGTGGTAATTTGAATAGAACTCATTACTGCAGTTGTTGTTTTGCCACCAACAGAATAAGCCAATCTATTGCTACTTTGGCGAATTATTCCTGTAGAAATGTAAGTATTGCTACCAAAACTTCTAATTTCTACTGCGCCATCACAAGTATTGGCGGCTGCAAGCTGACTAGATGTTAAAAGAAATCCTGCTGTACTTGCAACTGAACTGTCTAAAGAATCTGCTTGCCCTGTATAACTGGTAGTTTCGCTATTTAACTGTATTAAAAGATTTGAAGTTCCGCTAGTAGAAACGCCATTAAACAATACAGTAACTCTTTTAACCCAACTAGGAATGCTAGAAAATGTAATGCTTGTACCTGATGTAGAAGCCACAGCAGTTCCGCTAGTAATAACGCTACTTGCCATTGATGACAAAACAGCACCTGAAATAGATGGACTTGTACCTAATACATTTGCACCTGAACCAGTAGAAGTAGTTACTCCTGTGCCACCATTAGCAACAGGCAATGTTCCAGTTACATTAGTGGTTAAATTGCAATATGTAGTAGATGCACTACCTGTACCGCCTTGACCTACAGTTAAAGGAGTTGTAAGTCCTGTAATAGAAGTAATGTCGCTATTTGCGCCTGATTTAGCAGCGCTTAAATTTGTGCGAGAAGTAGTAGCACTAGCAACATCAGAAAGGTTATTAGCTTTTAAAAGTGTTAATGCTAAATTTGTAGTGTCGGCAGTATCTACATAAGTTTTAGTAGCAGCGTCTTGTGCAGAAGTAGGGTCTAAAACAGAAACAACTTTGTTATTAGCCATATTAAGGCTACCACTCATAGGAGTTTGACCATCGGCAGCTACGCTTCCTGTTAATGCGCTAGAAATATCACTAAGGGTAGTATTAGCCCATGTAGTTGTGATGGTTGTGCCTGTTACTACTGGATTGCCAGCAGGAAGATTGTATGTACCGCTACCGTTTCTACTCATTTCCAACTCCTTGAATTAATGCGTTTGTTGCTGGAATACCACCTTGCAACATTAATAATCTTGCTAACGCTGATTGTTCTGGCGTTATTTTCCCTTGTATTAATCTATTTTGCACAGGGCTTGATAAAGCTGCTGCCCTAGCGCTTGGGCGTACTGCCAAACTAGCCATAGCAGCAGGGTTTGTAAGGGCTGAAGCTATGCCAGCAGCGCCTACATCCAATGGGCTTAATTGTGGTCTACTTCCCATAAGTTCAGTAGTTTGTGCAGCTTTAGGAAATTGTGCAGCAAATTCAGCAACAGATTTTAATTCTTCTGTTAAAGGTTTACCTTTTTTCAATTCTCTAGCTAATGCCCTAGCATCTACAGTACCTGAAACAGGATTTAAAGCCTTTTCAATAGTGTAAGTTTTAGCAATTAATTGACGAGCATCACGCAAAGCTGGCAACAACTCTTCTTTGCCTAAACTTTTTGCATAACTTTCTAATGTGTTTTCAATTTGCGTTGCCGCAGCTTGTGCTTGTTTTGCTTTTGTTAATTGTTCAGGGTCAGCAGACCTTTGGTATGCTTTGTAATAAGAGTCAGCATTGTTTCTTATAAGGCGCAAATCATAAACCATTTTTTTAGGGTCAATTTCAGGGCTACCTTTAATATTCATTACTGAACTTGGCATTATTTCAGGCTTTACAGGCAAACTTGATAACGCTTCATAAGCATCACCAGCTTGTGTACGAATATCTTTTAATATTGATGGAGAAATAACTTCTTGTTCTGGCAAACCAATAGCTTTTGCAACTAATTTATGTGTTACTTCTTGGTTTTTAGCAGAAGCATTTTGCGCTGTGCTTACTTTGCCAGCAGTTCCTTCTAACACACGATTTACAATAGATTCTCTAGCTTGTGTAGGTGGAATAACATAACCAGCTTCTCTAGCTTTTTCTACCGCACCAGCCATTTGAGCCGTTTGTTCTGGCCCACGCAATACGCCAACTAATTTTTGTAATGGAGTTAAAGCAGCGCCTAATGCACCACCAATACCTGCTTGTTTTGCTTGTTCTTTGTATAATTCTGCGCCTGTTTTTCCTGTTTCTTCAGGAGTCATAGCACCCAATGCTGCACCCATGCCAATGTTTTGTACAAGTGGAGCAGCTTTAGCAAAAGAAGGAATTTGACCTATTACATTTGCGCCACCTACAGCAGGGGCTATAGCACCAGCCACACGCCCTGCACCATAGGAAATTGGATTGGCTTCTTGGTATTGTTCTGCTTGTTGTCCAATTTTTTGAGCAAATTGACTTGTTCCTAAATTACCACCAGTAGCTAGTTGTGCAGCACCTACTGGAATATCCATCATAGATTTTGTTAGTCCAGCCATAGCTGATTCTAATGGTCTAGGTTCTGCTTGCACATTTAAAGTGCCACGATTAATTGGGCGACCTAATGCAGCGCCACCGCCAGTTTCACCAAATTGCCCTGATGAGGCTGGAGTTTCACCTTGTTGTGCAAGCCTTAATCTAGCACTTGCTAATGCTATAGCTTGTTCTGGTGTCATTTAAAAGCAGCCTTTTCTTCAGGTGTCATTACATTCCAAAGTTGTTGCGTAACGCCAGGTGGCAATTTCATATTAGGAATATTTAATTGTTGATTGGCATTAGGTTGTGCAGGTGAAGGCGTATAAGGCATAGAAGTTCTTGGTGGAGTTGCCCTTCCAGAAGAAATGTACGCAGAATCAATTAAATTTTCTAATCGTTGTTTTTTAGCATTTATTGCGTCAGGTTTATCGCCCAATCTAGGGAAATAAGCCTCACGATAGCCTAATAGTTGCTCTCTAGTGTAGGCAGCGCCTGTACGCAATGTTAAAGCAGCATCAAGAATATCTAATTGTGCATCTTCAATTACTTGGCGTTGAGCAGGTTTCATTGTTCTGCTTAATAAATTAGGGCCTGTAATAGCTTCTACAATGCTTGCTGGTACATTTGGTTTAACCGCAGAAGGGTCAACTCCTAAAGCAGTTTGCATTTGTTGCAAATTTTTATCTAAAATATTAACCATAGTGCCAGCTTTGCGTTCTGTTTCAGATGGCATATTAATGTGAGTAACATTAGCTTTATCTTTTTCTAACTGACGAACTTTATTTTCAACTTGCAATGCTTGTTGTGGAGTCCATTCAGCACGATTTCTTGGTAAACCAGGAATTAATGAAACTGCAACATCTATAGGCCCTGGAAGTTTTGATGGCCCTTGATACATTGGTGCAAATTGTCCTGTTCCAAAATCTTCAGCAACTAAAGATTCATCTGCGCCAATTTTTTGTGGTTTCATGCGTTCTGCAAATGCAGTTTTAATCATTTGAGGTGCATAAGGACTCATTGCCGCAGCCATTCTTTCTTGCGGTGTTTTAGCAGTTGCGTATTGTTGTGCAACTTCCATTTGTTTACCACGCAAAGCCGTAGCAAGTGCTTGTTCTTTAGTGTCTAAATTAGCATTGGTTAATCCACCAATCGCAGCATTAATCATTGGAAGGGCTTGTTGAAGTCCTGACGGCTTAACATAATGACCACTAATCATTTGACCTTGTGGTGCGTTAAAAGCCTGTCCTGTTAGCAAATTAGCTAATTGTCTTTGGCGCTGTAAACCCAATACTTCTGGGTCTTGCATCATTAATTGTTGTTCAGTTAAGTCTGCCATGATTATCCCTGCTTTAATAAATTAGCCAATGAACTTAAATCCATTGGTTGTGCGTTTCTAATAGGCTGTTGCGCTGTTTGTATAAATGGGTTTTGATTACCACGCAATAATGCTGGTATAGCCATACCTGTTTGTCCTTGAGTTAATTGTCCCAATGAATTAGCAAGACCTGAATTAGAGCCTTGTGACAACATTTTTGCAATGTTTTTAGCACGATTAGCATTGGTAGCAATATCACTTGCACTCATTCCAGAAGTATTTAAACCCATAGAATCAAGCATTGCAGACCCTTGTGTGCCTGACAAATCTGTTAATCCAGTTGTAGAGCCTTCAAGTCCTAATTCTTGTGCAGCGCCTGTATATCCTAGATTAGCGTCTGTAAATGCACCGCCACCTCCAGCAACACCACCGACACCAGTTGTATATGCTGCACCAGGCGCAATAGCAAAAGAACTACCAGCAGCAGGTGTAAATCCACTAGAACCTAATATTTCAGCAGTTGTTAAAGCGCCTTCTCCTGCGCCAGCAGCAGCACCCGCAGCAGCACCTTCTCCTACCCCAGCAGCGCCCACAGCACCTGCACCAAATTCAGCAGCGGCAGCAGGAGCAAAAACTAAAAGCGGTAATAAATGACCATATTTATTTATTGGGCCACCAACATTTTCAAAGTTAGTGTTTAATTGGTAAGCGCCTCTGCCTTGTCCTGCGTTATAACTTGTATCTAACAAATTTTGAATAGAATCTTCTGGTACGCCAGACTTTATTGCTTCTGGAAGAACATCTTGTAATTGTTTTTGCCAACTTGATGTATCTTCACCCATTTTGGCATTTCTGCCTATATTATTTGCAATAAAATCAAGTTTTGCTTTGTAATATATAGATGGGTCATTTGCTTGTTCAGAAAGGCTTTTTATGTAGTCATCTACTTCTCCAATATGACCACCATATACATTACCTCTAAGCATTTCATTTCTAACACCATTTAAATAACTTAATACATTATTATTGTATGTAGTGGGGTCAGATTGAGCCGTTGTCAAAGCGCTTTCATCTGGGCTAAAGCCCATTCCATAGGAAGCAAATTGTTCCGTGTCAAAGTTTAAAGGTGTAGTTGCCATTGTTAAATGTTCCAACCAGAATGTTTGCTTTTAAACATTAAAATATTCCAGAAAGACCATTAGAAATAGCAGCGCCCTGACCGCCTACATCAGTAAATGTTCCGCTATACCCTGAGCCTGGAGAAGTAAGCCAGTTATAAGCACCAGAGAGTCCGCTACCAATAGAGCTTAATGCGCCAGGGTTAGCTGCAAGACCTAATAAGCCAGCAGAACCAAGACCATAAAGACCTTGTGTATTGGCTGTTTGTTGTCCTAATTGGGCATTTTGCGCTGCAATATTAGCAGCAGTTTGACTACCTAATGCGCCCATGTAATCAGGGCCAGCCACGGCAGCTTGAGTAGGTGCATTAATAAGGTTAGGAGTAGTTAAGTTTTTAATTTGACCAGCTTGTGTACCTTGTAACTGTTGTGCTTGCAAACCTGTATTCATGCCTTGAATTTGTGCGCTAGTCAATAAATCGTTTTGACCTTGTTGGAATGTACGCATAGCGTTGTCATAGGCTTGAGTGCCTGGCACAATACCTTGGTTAGCCAACTGTGCAGTATTCATTTCTTTAGACTGTGCCATTTGTGGCGAAAGTCTACGCATAATAGCGTCAGAATAAGTTTCCCCAGGATTAATACCATACATAGGGTTATTAATGCTTTGCTGTAAACCAGCTAAAGACGAACTTGCAAGTTGTTCAGTTTGCGGTGTTCCTGTTTGATTAGCAGTCCAAGTAGGATTGCCGTATGCGTCTGTGCCTTGTTGGTAATTTAAACCACCATACAAAGTGTTTTGATTTACACGATTAGCCTGTACGGCTTGTTGTGCGCCAGCAAGATTGCCTAATGTTTGTGCATTAGCCGCTTGAAAATAAGGGCTTGTAGAAGTAGCATACGGATTTTGCACATTAGGGTTAAATCCTTGAGAAAAGGTTGAGCCTGTTCCTTGCGGTTGTGCTGTTCCTTGTGCTGTTCCTTGCGCCGTTGTTCCTAAAGCTGTTCCTACACCCATTATTCTCTCCTATGCCCATTTACAATATTCTGGGCGCATTTCTAAAATGACCAAATCCCCATCGTCATGTGCGTCAGGAATAATGGCAACATCTTTGAAACCAAGGTGTCGGTCTAGTCTTAGGGCTTTTGTGTTGCTCCCTGCAACTGTGCCAATTATAACCTTTAATTTCAATGTGTTAAAAGGGTAATTAAAGACCTCTTTTAGGAAGTCTTTGGTTGCCCAATGCTGCCCTTCTGACCCTACATGAATCATGCAAGATTTACCATAAAAACCACAATAAACTACGACTGCTCTAATCTTTCCATCTAATACTTGACCTAAATAATGTGCATCTTGAGGAGTGGGCATTTTGTGTTTAATTGCCCAATCTTTAAGACTTTGCTCATTAAGCAATATCACAATACTCCACCAGCCTCCATTACATAATCCGTACTAGCCCAATGCAATTCAATCCCTTGTGCTGCTGCGGTCAAATTAATAGAACCAGCAAAACCTATTCCTGTAACGCCTTGCCAAATTCTAGTTGTGATTAAGCCACCACTCCAAATGTTTTCATCCCATTTGGCTGTGTCCCAAGTTGAACCTGTTTGGGTGCTAGGGTTAAATGAAACCGCACCTAAATTGTCAATAGGTTGGAAATCTACGCTTAAACCGCATAAAACGGCTGGTACACCACCTTGAGATTGAAGAATAGGGCGAACCATCGTAAAGCGTTTTTGTTGCCCTGGTGAGTCAAAATAGCTATATGCTTGTTGCACAGCAGCAGTAATGTTGTTTCCATCATCTGCGGTGTCGGCATAAAAATTGCCTACATAACCATCACCACCAAAGTGCATAGTATTATCGCCAGAAGATTCCCAACAATAAGCCTCAATATTAGTAAATCTAGCCCATGCCTTTGTAATTGTGTGCATAACATATTGTTCCATTCCATCATTAGTAGGAATGTTTAATATCAGCATATTTTCACTAGCAAAATAGTTAATTTGCCAACCAAAGTTAGCATAATAATTAGTGGCAGCTTGGCTAATAGGGAAATAAATCTTATCTGTAAGGTTTACTCTAGGGTCTAAACGGCTAGACTGTAAAGCTGAAGCAAGGGGTACTAATCCGTCTTGAGTCAATAAAAGTAAGTCGCCACCCCATTTAAAGAAGCATTTGCGGTTAAAAGTTTGACCTAATTGCCAAACTCCTTTTAATGCCCAAGTTAATATAGAACTAGGGTCTGTGCCGTTATAAACAATGACTTCACCCATATTAGTTACAAATACTGCATAGTCATCAGCGCCTTGCCCTGCGTCTATTGTCCATGTACCCATAGCTTGTAAATAGCCACCGTTGCGTGCAATAGAGCCAAAATAAAGGGGAGAAGCTGCGCCACCAATAGAATCTACAGGCAAATACCAACAAGAAAGGGTGTTCTTTTGCGTAAAATATAGGCGGTTTTTAAATAGGTTTACATTGATAAAAGTTGATGAATCTACGCCTGTAATGCCAATAGTGGTATAAGTTCCTACTACTGTAGCATTACCGCTAGGCGCAGTTGCCATTGTGTAAGTAAAGGTAGAAGCACCTGTTCTTGTAATAACATAAGTACCATTAAATTCAGCAGGTGTAGCACCTGAAATGGTTACTCGATTGTTAGTTAAAAGCCCATGAGGACTTGCAGTTGTTAAAGTAGCGGTTAAATTTCCTGTGCCACCTCTTGTAATACTTGAAATAGTCTGTGCAGTAGTCGTAGTAGCTACTGTAAACCAATTAGAACCATCATAAATAGTTACTGCGTCTGAACCGTTACAAGTAACAAGAAAACTGCCTGCGGTGTTAGTAATATTGACAAATTGTAGTTTATCGCTAGTTAAACTTGAATAAACTTGACTAGCTGTAGAGGATGTAGCATCCCAAATCTTTGTGCTTGCTACTGCAAATAACTTATATCCGCTAGTAGTTGGGTAATTCATTAAAGTATTTACTGCGCCTGTAATGCCTGTAGAGGACTTTGTATAGCCCTTACGCATAGTGACATCAGTAGGTGTAGGGTAAAAATTAACCATTTCCACAGCATCTAATGGTGACATTTGTGCAAGGGAATCTCTGCCATTCCAACCACCAATAGGCGCAGGAACAGAAGTAGTCTTAGCGGCAAACTTTTTAGGCTGTGATAGCAACATGATTAACTTCCATAGCCTGTGTCTGGTATGTTAGCGTAACCAATAAGCACTTTACTTGGGTATGGCGCAAATGATAAGTTAGGCGCACCTTTATCGTTAGCTTTAGCAATAGTTAAATAACGCTGATAATCTTGTTGCAATGCAGTAGTGTCAAAAGACTTAACTTGAAAATATTTGAGTTTAGTAGCCAAAACCATAATGCGGTCATCTAATACAGTTGTGTCGGTATCAGCAGTAAAACTATTCTTTACAGCACCCGCAGCGCTTCTTGCCCAGCCTTTTGACCTATATTCCCAACCTAAATACTCATTGGTATTCATTACGGGCCATATTTGAAATTGGTTATCAAGAATACGCCAACGAACACGAGGGCCTGTGGAAATATAACCAGACTTTAGCCATTGCCATTGTTGTGCATCTTCTGGGCCTAACATTTCCCAATGCTTAGACTTATCCCAATGGGTTCTATTAGTTATTGTTTCAAAGTCATCAGGAAGGTCATAGGCGGTTTGGGCGCATACAACTGACTGTACGCCACTACCACTAGCCATTTGGCTCATTACAACGACTTTAGTGGTGTTATTAGCGGACACTACATAAGTGTCTTGCGGAATGTTATAGCCTGTTAATTGCCATTGGCTATCAACAGCGCTTAAATCTGTGCCGCCATCAAAAGTCAAGTTATACGAACCATTGACAGTTGTGGCGTTGGCAGTAATAGATTGCGTGTAGAAACGATATTGCACCTGTAAGGCTTGCCAATCATATTCTTTAAGTAATTCATATCCAGCACCATTCATCAATGCTAGAATTTGACTTACATCTTGAGAGGTATTACCTACAACATAAGACGGTACAGCGAGGTTTAACTCGGCTGCGGTCTGTTGAACAAGTGACAACATACTTTGGGACATATTAAGCCTCGGCTACTTTGGGTTTGCGTGTTTTAGGTTTCGCAACCGCAGCAAGTAGCGCTTCCATTTGTTCTTGCATTTTGGATAGCTTCGCTTCGGTGTCAAACTTGATTTTAGCATTTTCTTCTTTTAATGCTTGCATTTCTGCTTCTCTTTGTGCTACTTCGGCAGAATCGTTAGCTAAATTCAAAAAAGCCTTGGCTTTTAAGCGAAAATTATGGGGTGACATACCCGCTACCATGCCAATTCTTTGAAGTTGCTGGTCAGAACAGTCTGCAATAGACTCTACTGTGTGAAACTTTAAACCACGCAATTCATCAGCTTGACTACGAGTAACTTGAGGCCATTGGTCTATAGGTGTGCCAACAATATCTTCGTGGGTTGAAACTTGGTTTTGATAATGCGCCCATTGGCGTGGAAAACGCTGTTTATGGGACTCTTGAGCGTATGTGTCAATTTCTGTCAAATTATCGCCAGGAATCATAATTCTTACGAAATCAAATTCTTTAAAAATCGGTCTGCCAGCTTCATTTGAGGCATCCTCTTGTTTGACACTTTTTTTAT